CTCACCAAAGACCCAAGAGCTGTTTGAAAAATCCCCAAGGCTATCGCAAACGAAACTAGTAACACCAGCCGCAATATTATTAGCCACGATCCAACGCTTTTCAGGTTCTGTTGCGTCGCTTGCATCGGACTTGATGACAGCAAATTGACTGGTGTTAACAGTACGGTAAGGCAGAGTGACCGTGGTTTTGTTGGTACCAGCGTCGTAACTGAACGTCACAGCACCGATGTCAGTTGTGATAGAGCTAGACAGCTGGCGATCCAGCAAGAACAACTGATTAGGATTTTGCGGAGGTCGTGAGGCGTTAATACCTTCAAGGTAGTACTCAGCTGTTCCGCTGTTGTCGTATTCAACCAGTTTGAACAGAGTACCTTCAATAAAGTCACACCAGTGAATCTGTTTGTTAGGGAACGTCCACTTATGCCAAGCATTCTGTCTGTTAGTTAGAGAGCCCCCAGAGGCTTCCCAGAAGAACTGGTACACATACAAAGCGTCGTTGTCGTCTCTGCTGAGCGCCACTAGGTACTGATCAGTACGGCTAACGGCTAGCGAGTCAATGTTCTTAGGGATGTACTTGGGAACAGTTTCTGTGATAACTGCTGTTTGACCCAAGTTGATACCAACGGTTCGGTCAGTCGTAATGAAAGTATGCAGACCAGTAAAGTCACCTTCTTTAACTGGAAAGATAACTTGCGGGCCAACCTGCTCAGGACGTACATCAGATTCCATAGTGATGGAACTGATACGACCAACAGAAGCAGTTTCAGGAGAGAACGTAACGTTGTCACCTGAATACAGACGGAACTGGTTTTCGTTGGAGAACAAGATCAATTCGTCCTGTTGCTGCAACGCATAGTTCAACACAGCAACGTCGTTACTGACTGCGGTCAAGTCAATAGGATCACTGTCTACAACTTGCAAAGCTGATTGCTGCCAGAAGTTGTAGTAAGCGCCCGCCTCACTCAGGATGACGTTCTCACCGCTTACAAAGCCAAGACGGTTCTTAAAGAACACGATGTCGTTGATGGTGTTTTCAACAAACGACGGTCCTGGCATTTCATCTGCATCACCAGCTAGTCGGTTAATCCAGCCAGGAATATCAATAGACGTAGAACCGTCGGTATACGCCGTACCGCTAAACGGTTGGAAAGTAAACCGAGTCAGGCCGTTGTCGTTTCTGTAGTGGACAAAGGCGTGGGGCATCGTGGTTTTGTCATACTGTCCACGAGTTCCCCAACCAGCAGACTCTTCCCACACACCGCGAGCAAAGTCACCGTTAGTAGTGGTGTTCTCTGCGTTGAATTTGAGGTAGTACGAGCTTTGATCTGTTGCTCCATCAGGAGCTACAAGCACTGTGTAGCCTTCCCAAGAGAACGAAGGTAGCTCAGTGATGTTTGTAATCTGATTAGAGAAGCCAGACATCAGGGTGTTACCCCTGGCGTCAGCAGCAAGGATGCTTTTGATGTAGCGGTTTGCGTTGGCGCAAGTAATCAGAATTTGAGAGTCTTGAACCTCAAAGTTCAGCTCGTTGTGAACGTCAACTTGATCAAGACCGTGGCCAATGGTCAAAGTGGTTGAGCCGTTAGCTGTTGCGTTAACAGCTGTACCAGCCTCGTTGACCAGAGTAAAGGTCAGTGCAGTTGTATCGACAGTACCAATAAAAGTATTAGCAGGAATGCCAGTACCAGTAATACGTTCTCCGCCATGGACCTGAACAATATCTGTAGCTGTAACACTTGTGATAGTAGAGCTACCAATAGATGTTGAACCAGTAATGGTATTTGTAAAACTAACTATTCTTGCGGCAATGTCAGCAGAACTAACAACGTTTGCGTCCCCTGCAGCGTTAGTAAGAGACGGTGTTAAGTAATGACCACTAATCTCATCACCGTTATCAAGAGTGATGTGAACTGAATACTCAGTATCGTAGTCAACAAGTTTTACCCAAATTTGAGCACGGGTAGGAACATAGGCACTACTGATCTCGCTAATGTTGTAACGAGTCAGAGTTTCTGTGCTGTCGTAATCAATCTGTTTTTGGATGTTGGTTATAAAAACGTAGTCTTGAAACGACGTAGCCCTAAAGCGATCACGAGCCCTACCGGAACCACGCAGGTAACCAAGGTTACTAGAGGTAATGTTTGCAAAGGTTTGCTCAGCAGGAACAACAGTAGGCAATACCCCGCTTAGAGGTTCAATGTTGGAGACACCAGTAATAAACGTGTAACTAGATTCAACAGTAAGAGTTACGCCTGTAGTTGTTGCCGTTGCGTTCTTATCTAGCGTTACTCGTGAAGTTGCTGTATCAATATCAAGAATCTTGGTGCCATCTGGAATACCAGTACCAGTAACACCAGCACCAACATACAGATCTGTCATTGAGCTGACAGAAGCAACAACAGCAGAACCGCTAGTGATGTTACCTGTACGAGATACTGTACGACTATCGTCTACGGCTAGAAGAACAAAGCGTTCAGTGCTACTGCGGTTGTAAACAAAAACCCAAGCTTCATCCCACTTAATGGGATTAGTCAATGTTAAACCGCCAGCGTTTTTAGTAAGAGTATCAATACGCTTTACAGGCACAGAGCCCAAGCGTTTTTTGAGACCCTCAACGAGATCACAGTTACCGTTTTCAAGTACCTTGGCAAACCCAGGCAGCACAAAGCTATCCGCTTGCTGGTTTACGCCTTTGTTCAGTGGGCCAATGATTTGGCTAAATAGTTCTCGTGACATTAGCGGCTCAGGATGTCGGGACCAAAGTTAGTGATCACACGGCCACCGTACATATCATCAGGACCGCTGATGAAGTTATAGTTCTGAGCCATGTCTTCAGTACGTTTCAACGTTTGAAGAGCTTTTTCCTCATCTTCAGCTGTGTAGCTTTCAATACTTGAAGACGTTACAGCACGGTTAGCAAAGATACGTCCAGCTCGAATCGTAATGTAACGTCGTCCAGTTTCTGGGATACTGTCCCAATCCAACTCTTCAACAATCTCAGCAACGAGGTCGCTGGTGTTACCAGTCATTGCGACACCAAGGCTGTTCCTTAAATCGTATGTATTCTTAACGCGATCAAAAAGCCGCAGACCGCGAAGAACAAACCTTTGTGACGGGTAACTAAGCGGGTTAAAACGTACAGCCAAGGTGTTGCTAGGAAGTTGGGATTGGCCTGTAGAAGCGTCCAGAGGAATGGAGTCATAAAGCATTGTGTTCCAAGACCAACCTGCGCCTTGAACCTCTCGACTAACCTCATCAAGAACTTGATCTGCCAGGCTTACATCACCTGTCAGTGGAGGAACGAGACTGTTTACAGGAGCTTCGCCAATAATGGCAAGAAGCGTATTAACTGCACTGAGTTTACTAGTCGCCATTATCGCAACAAAAAGGGGGAAACATTTCTGCTTCCCCCATTGTATTGGTAATTAGCTAATAGCTATTTATCAATAAGGATTGCCATCGTGCAGCAGGCTGACGCAGCACTCAGGACGCAGCACACCGTGACCCACAGCGTAGCTAGCAACCATCATGGTGCTCTGAGTCATTGCTTTGTACTCAGAACCAGTCATCTGCATGGACACGTCCTTCAGAGACACGGTACCCACGGCTTCCTTGGTGAAGCACAGGCCGAAGCAGTTAGCGATGGAGCTGGTGTTACCCTGCTCATCTTGCCAGTAATCGTTGTAGCCAGCTGCAGCTTGGCCGTCAGAACCGTCGCGACCGTTGACGTAGTTGGGACGCTCACCACGGGTGGTAGCGGCTTGGTTGTTAATACCAACGTAGGTCTGACCAGAGGTGTAGCTGTTAATACCCAGGTGGTTAGAAGTACGCAGGGTGAAACCAGCCACAGAAGCAACACGGTTAGAAGCAAAGGTGCCGTTAGCACCAGTACCACCGTTGAAGTCAGTGTTGATTGCGCGGTCAGAAGCCAGAACGTCGTAGTAGGCGCCAGGGCTCAGAACACAAACGCGACCGTCCTTAGGAGCATCCTTTTCGTCCAGAGCTTGGCAAGCTTTGAACAGGTTCTCAACGATCAGATCGCCACGAGCGTTACGATCAGCAGCACCGTTGAGGTTAATCCCGGTATAGGAGGTACCACCAGGCAGTGCATTCAGAACGAACAGACGCTCGCCAGCGGTGAAGGCTGCCAGAGAGCCAGTACCGATAGCGCTGATGGGGCTGATACCGAAGGTGGCTGCACCGTTGGTAGGAGCGGTGGTGATGACGGCATAAGCACCGGAATCTTCACCGTAAACAACTTCACCCACTGCCCAGTAGCTGAGTTCAGCGGTAGCGAAGTTAGCGCTCATGGTGATGGTGGTACCCGAGACAGAGCTGTAGGTACCGCCTGCGATTTGGAAGCGCTTGGAATCCCAGTCCTTGACGCGACCGTCAGACTCAGAAGCAGTCAGCAGGGTGCGAGCAAGGCGCTGGTCATAAGCCCGAGCCAGAGCGCGACCAAGTTCGGTGGAATAAATGCTACGGACGTCCCAATGAAGTTTGGCTTCATCGAGGTCGTAGATCGAAGCATCAGCAATAAGAAGGTCATCAATGGTGATGATCTTCTCACCGATCATGCCTTTGTTACCTTGGCCAACAATCCAATCACCAGGACGGTGGTAACGGCTAGAGAAGCGACCAGTAATGGGGAAGCTTGCAGACTTGCCCGAAGAGATCGAGCGCTTCATCGTGAGATCTTTAAAGATCGTCTCACGGTTGAACGTGGTCAGAACTTCGCCAGAAAAAATTTTAAGAAAATTAGCGTTTTCACGCTCAAAGTTACCGGAGGCGGAACCAGCGTTATATTGAACGCCATTAAGTCCACCCAACCGGCTAAGAGATGCAAAGTCAGGCATCGTTAGTTAGTAGGTAGGAATGATTAACTGCGCTCGCTTTCACTGTTGTTATCGCCTCAGCGGCAACAATGTTTACGTTCGCTTACTCAAATACTAACCCCTAGGACCAAGAACGTCGCTGCGAAGCAACTTATCTTGTATGTCTTGGGTGTAAGCAGGGTCTTGCAAATAACGAGGATCGTTCATTGCAGCCATAACTTCTTGACTTGAACGGAACACATCACTGCTGTTACCAGACAGCTTGCCACCAATCAAATCAGGCTCATAACCAGCGTTCTCTTTAAACGCAAAGTACAGAGACTGCAAAGCGTTACGAGCTCGGTAGTAATCTCCGCTGTTAACTTCGCGGTTGTAAGCCTCTAGCTCTCCAGCTTCAAGGTTTTCACGAGCCCAACTCTGAACAGCTGAAAAGTTTTCTTGACCACCAATACTTTCCATAATGGTGGACTCTTCTTCTTGAGACAGAACAACAGGTTCTTGATCCTGCTCTTCTGCTTCAGAAGACTGTTCATCTTCATTGGTGTCGTAACCAGAACGATTACTCAGCTTCTTTTCAAGCTCTTGATAAGCCTTTAAGAGGTCATCAGGGCTTTTGAATTTGCCACCAATGAGTTCGTCTTGAGCTTGCTGCTGTTCTTGCTGTTCAGCTTCCTGAAGAATTTGCAAGTCTTGTTCGTTGTACGCCCCAGTTTCCTGAGACAGCACACCATCAGCAATAACTTCCATGATCAACCAATACGCAGGGTGAGATCAGGGTACACCCAAACTGGCCGTTTATTCTTAGCAGCGTTTACATACTGCTCGTACAGCGCAGGCTTCTCTTCTTTAAGGCGATCTAGAAGTTCTTCGAGCTTAGTTTTCTTAGGAGCTTCAGCTTCAACTGCTTTAGCCACCGCCGGTTGCGGTTTCTTGCTCGGCTCGGATTGAGTCATTTTCAGCTTTAACTAGTGCGGCCTGTTTAGCAGGATCGTTGTTAGGATCTTGCGCGGCCATTTGTTGCTGCATCATCATAGCTTGTTGTTGTTCTTCTGCCATAAGTTCTTCTTCGCTCTTGATGAGTTTGTACGTATCAAGACCGTCAGAAGCAGCAAGACGAGTAATAAGCTCTCGGCTATTAACAAACTTCGCCATAGCTTCCGGTCCCAGAGTTCCGGCCAAGGTCTGTAAAAACTCAATGAGCTTGGCTTTGTCGTTACCACGACCGAGGGCGTCAAGGCCGGTAGTGATCTGAGGTTTGACAACATCCTTAGGAAGACGAGGGAGACGACCTTGCCGCTCCATCATCGCCATCTTGCGGTTCACGAGAGGCAGTTGTAACTCAATCGAAAGAATCGAGTAGATGCCGCCAAGACCTGCTTCCAGTTCTTGAGCCACCATACGGATCTCTTCAGCCGTCACACGGTCACGACCAGAGGCACCGGCTTGGATGGCACTGTTAAGAAGGAACGCAAAACTTAGGCGTTGCTCGATTCGTGCAATGGTGTTGAGAGCAACCGTAAGATCTGCTTGCTTCTGCATTTGCAGAGGAGCCACATCATTTGGGTTGCCTGCCACAATTGATCCATTGGCAGCCCGAGCAAGAGCGTCAGGACGAGTCGTACCGTTCGGGTTGCAGAGGAAGATGATCTTGGCTGCTGCTGCACTACCTTCGACAATGGCTTTACTGAGGTACTCAAGGCTCTTCAGGTCACCGAGTAGTTCTTCGCAGTAACCACGTCCATAGGCTTCGTGAGCCACACGGAACATACGAAGAGGAATCCAAGGGCTCTTATCAATAGGAACAGAACCAGGCTTACCAACAGGCTTGTTGTAAGCCTCTTGCTGCCAATTACAACGATCCTTTTTGTAATCCCATTTGACGTGGGTGTAAAGGAAAACAGTTTTGTCTACAAACTTTCCGTCTGAGTTCTTAGGCGCAAGGTTTTCTGGAAGAACATCAGGGCTGACTTCTTCACGGACAACAACCTCAAGAATGTTTCCTTCAGGATCACGATTAAGTACAAACGATTTGAGTGGATATACGCGGGTACCATTTTCGGAAACGTAGAGGAGCGCGTTGCCACCGATGATAAGGTGCTTCAGCGCTTCAAACAGTGCAGTGCGATCACCTGACTCTTCAATGTCCCGCATGACGGATCGCTCCATCAGGGACAGCTGCTGGTCAAACTGAGATTGGAGTTCTTTATAGTTCTCTAGCTCCCGTTGAAGCTTCATATCGTCTACTGAAAGACGAAAGAAAGCTTGGTTAGGAGGTAGCAAAGCAATCAAAAGTTTGCTCGCTAAGTTATTAACACCACGAGCTCCCAAACCTTGGTAGGTGGTAGCAATTTTGGTGTAAAGGTTTTTACCTGTGCTGCGGTCGTTATCGGTAATAAGAGTCGGCAGAGTGTACTTACTGCACTCAATAGCGCGATCAAGGTAAATAGTTTTCTCCGGCTCAAGAGCCGAATAACGTGCCGCAGCGTTAGACATTCAAACCACCAGTTCCAAGTTCTGTTCCAATGCCAAGTTTTCCAGGAGCCCCGGCAAATGGAGATTGTATCTCTAAACTAGTACGAAGTGCTTGAGGCGTACCAACTCGACGACGCACTTTGGTACCTACAGGAGCTGAACTAGCTTGACGCTGGATAGCAGATGCAAGCTGTTGTTGTTGAATAGCTAGAGCAGAGGAAGTCTTTTGAGCTGCAATCTGACGCATTGAGCTTTCTCGTGCCATCTCAGCAGCACGTTGAGCTTGTTCAGTTTGTAGCTGGCTTTGTTTAAGAGAGGCTTGAAACTCACTGGCACGTTGTGCCGCATCAGCTCTCAGTTGTTGTGCTTGAGCTGCAGCAGCTTCACGAGCGGCTCGTGCTTGTTCTGCTTGTGTAGAACTAGTTTTTGACATTTGATAGCCGGTGTAAGCACCAACACCAGCTGACGCCAAACCAACTATGAGACTCGCCCAATCAAAACCTTTAGCCATACTTTGTTTCCTCCTGGAGGTTGTACTGATCTTTTAAGTGGCGTACAACGGACACCTGACCAGCAGAAAACCAAATAAGTTTCTCTTCCATACTAAGATCAGG